AAAGCGGCGCGACGGAGAGTCCAAATGCAGGAGCTTCCAGCAGCGGGACCGAAGATACCGCCCCGGCGAAAAATGCTGCCGATGTTGGGGGGAAGCCCGATTATGTGCCTGATAACTTCTGGGACACAGATACCAAACAAGTCAAAGTCGAAGACCTCTTAAAGTCATACAAAGAACTTGGCGGCAAAATTCGCGAAAAGACGGATGACGTAAGAGCTCAAATCCAATCCGAAATGGATGCTGACCGGACTATCAACCGTCCTGAAGCAATGGAAGACTACGAGCTTGTTCTGTCTGACGATTTTAAAGAGCAACTGCCAGAAGGCTACGACATCGAGTTTAATAACGATGACCCTCTTATGACGTTCTGGCGTGAGATGGCGTTTGAGCAAGGCATGAACCAAGAATCATTCCAAAAAGGCTTAGAGCTTTATGCTGGCGCTAAAATTGGTGAAATGCCTGACTTTGAAGCAGAGCTTGGAAAGCTCGGTGACAACGGGCATGACCGAACTATGCACGTCGGCAACTGGGCCAAAGCAAACTTCTCAGACGATACTGTGAACGCCATGCACGAAATGGCTATGACGGCTGACGGCGTAATTGCGCTTGAAGAAATCATGGCTGCTTCTGGCGAGGCTTCATTCTCTCCTAATCAGCATCAATCATCATCTAGCGTTACAATGGAAGATTTGCGCGCAATGCAAGCAGACCCTCGATATTGGGATGCAAACCGTCGTGATCCCGGTTTTGTTAGAAAAGTTGAAGAGGGATATCGCCAACTTGTTTCGTAAATTAAAGGGAAAATAAATGGCTACTAAACCTGCTAAAGGGAAAGCAAAAGTTAAAGTTACAGCGAGTGGCAAAAAAGTTAGCTACGGACAAGCTGGTAAAGCCAAAGGCGGCGGCTCAAGAGTTAAGCCGGGGACTGCAAAAGGCGATGCTTATTGCGCCCGATCTGCTGGGCAAATGAAAAAACATAGCAAAGCAGCCAAAAACGCAAACAGTCCCTTACGCCTTAGTAGAAAACGTTGGAAATGCTCAGGAAGCAAATCAACAAAATAGAAATTGAATTACTGCCACGCTCCCTGTGGAAACTCGGCTCTCGGACTAATAATCCGGGGGCCTTTTTTTGTGCAGTGAGTCTGACACAAATTTAACTGCATATATGGCTTTAGACGACATGAGGCCCCTACTGCCAAACTGTTGCGGCCCCGCAAGGCTTAACCGCTCTCAAAGTTCCGGCTCAAGGCAAAACCCGGCGCGTCATTGGAAATAACCTCTGATGGAGAGAAACAAATGTCTACTTCTGTTGATACAGCTTTTATCCGCCAGTTTGAGTCCGATGTACATGTTGCTTATCAGCGCATGGGAACCAAGCTACGGAACACAATTCGTCGTAAAGTCGCTGTAAAAGGAGAAGATGTCCGATTCCAAAAATACGGAAAAGGCTCTGCGGCAACAAAATCACGTCATGGTGATGTGCCGTTGATGAACGTCTCGCACACAAACGTCGATTGTCCAATGTCAGATTATTATGCTGGTGAATATATTGATGATCTTGATGAATTAAAAACCAACATCGATGAGCGCGGCCTTGCCGCACAAGCTGGTGCTGGTGCTTTGGGTCGCAAGACAGACGAGCTTATTACAATAGCAATGGATACTGCAACGCAGACTATTGCTCACGGCTCTACTGGCATGACTAAAGCAAAAGTTCACTCAGCATATGAAACACTTGGAAACAATGATGTGCCTGATGACGGCAATCGTTTTTTCCCTGTTTCCCACGCAGCTTGGACTGACCTAATGGACATTACAGAATTTGCTTCGGCAGATTATGTCGGTACAGACGGTCTTCCATATCAAGGCGGCATGACTGCTAAACGCTGGCATGGCTTCTTGTTCTTCCCATTCTCAGGCCTTGATGTGGCATCAAACATTCGTAAATGCTTTGCTTATCACACTTCAGCTATTGGCCACGGGATTGGCAAAGACGTCTCTCAAGACATGACTTGGGACGGGCGCAAACAAGCATATTTGACGGTAAACAAGATGAGCCAAGGTTCGTGTCTTATTGACGCAGACGGCATCGTCGAAGTTTCCATCTCCGAAGCATAAGAAAGGAAATTACGCATGGCTTATACAGCATCAGGCCTTTCAATGTTGGTTACGGCGAACGGTTTCTCACTGTGGCATTATTCCACGGTTGATCCCATTGCTACGGTCAACACGGCAGGTTACTTCACTGGCGATTCAGTAAATATGTTGAAAGTGGGAGACTTGGTTATTGTCCAAGACACAAACACGCCAACTCTGAGCTTTGTCATTGTTCTGACTAATGACGGTACGACTGTTGATGTATCAGACGGCACAGCCGTTGCTCAGACTGACACAGACTAACCGTTAAAGCGCGTCTTGCTTTGGCAAGAAGCAAACGGATTGGGGGGAGGTCGGATCGCTCTACCTTCCCCCCAACTCCTTATTAGAAAGGATTAGGCATGGCAGTAACAGACGTTACCATCGCATCCCGCGCCATGAACATGATTGGCGGGAACGAGATTGCGGCTTTTTCCGAACTATCAAATGAAGCAAAAGTTGCGAACAATTTATACCAGCCGCTTGTTGAAGCGGCTTTAACTGTTCACCGCTGGCGCTTTGCTACGGGACAGGTTTTGTTATCTCGTCTTGTCGCATCTCCGGCTGCACGATGGGAAGCTGCATATCAAGTTCCGACAAGCCCAAGAGTGTTGATGGTTCATGGTGTTACCATTCAAGACAAGCCAATCCCATTTGATCGTTATGAGGATATGCTTTACTGCAACGCGGGGGCTGACGACCAAGTTTATCTTGATTACGCTTACTACGCAGCAGAAGCGAACTGGCCTCCTTATTTTGTAAAAGCCGTGCAGCTTGAACTTGCGGCATTGTTTGCGGGCTCTCTTGCGCGAAAAGGCGACCTTGCGCAGTTTTATGAAGCAAAAGCCATTGCTGCTTATCAGCAAGCACGATGGGCAGATTCATCCTCACAAACAGCAAGGAACGTCCGATCTAAGCGTCTTATTGGCGCAAGGAAAGGCTAATGGCCGAAGCCCCTGACAATAACCTACACGCGCTCCAAACATCTTTTAGTGCAGGAGAATTAGACCCTCTTATGCGAATGCGCTCAGACTTAAAAACGTATTTTAAGGGCGCTCGTAAAGCACGGAACGTAATGCTTTACGCGCAGGGCGGTCTTCGCCGTCGCCCCGGCTCTATTTATAAGGCCAATTTAGGCTCAACAGGCGTTCTGCACCCTTATAGCTATACAGAAGGGCAAGAATACATTTTGTGCTTCCAGCACCAAAAGGTTGTAATTTTTGATAACAACGGCGCAACCGTTGCTACGGTAACTGGGGCTCCTTGGACAACAACTCAACTTAAAGAAATGACAATTGCTTCAAGTGCAGACACCATTATTGTTTGCCACCAAGAGTTTGCCATTCAAAAAATATTGCGAACAGGCGCTACAACGTTTGTTCTTTCGGACTTTGCGTTTGAGCAAGGAACAACAGGAGCGCCACTAAAGCAGCCTTATTTTAATTTTTTACCGGATAACGTGACACTCAACCCGGCAGCGACAAGCGGCACGGGCGTTGCAATTGTTGCCTCGGCTGATGTGTTTGTCGCAGGGCATGTTGGAACAATTTTTCGATTAGATCATGGCTCTGGCTATAAAGAGATTGAGATTGCCAGCGTTGTAGACGGTCAAAACGCTACTTTTAATTCACGCGAAACCCTTGACGGCACGGCGGCAGTTAATGACTGGCAAGAGCAAACGTTCTCGTCGGTTCGCGGCTTTCCTCGTTGCGTGACGTTTCACGATCAACGCCTTTTTTTTGCTGGAACAACTAGCCGACCTGATGGGCTTATGGGCTCTAAGATTTCTGCATTTTTTAATTTTGATCTTGATGACGCAACAGATGAAGACGGCATTGATAAAACAGTAGGCTCTGACCAGATTTCAGAAATTCGCCACCTTGTTGCAACCCGGAATATTCAAATATTTACAGACGCTGGGGAGCTTTATGTTCCACAGTCTCTTAACGCGCCAATTACTCAAAGCAATATGCGTTTTGTCCCTCAAACACCATACGGCACTGGGCAAAAAGCAAACCCGGTAAAATTCGATGGTGCGACACTTTTTCTGCAAAAAACGGGCAAGGTTATCCGAGAGTATCTCTACAATGACACTGAGCAGGCCTATACGTCCAATGCAGTGTCCATCACGTCTAATCACCTAGTGTCAGGAGTCGATGACACAACAACGCTCCTGGGGACGAATGAGAGGCCTGAGCAGTATGCCTTCTTTGTGAACTCAGACGGCACTGTTGCGGTATTCACCTCGGTTCGAAGTGAAGAGGTTGCAGGTTGGGTGCAATGGAACACGAACGGCACCTATGTCAGCATGACATATGCCGGATCAGAACTATTTGCGCTCGTTAAAAGAACGATTAATAGCGTTGATGTTTACTGGTTAGAAAAGTTTGATTGGGACGTTACGATGGATGCCGTTATTCAAGACACGGCAGCGGCAAAAACATCGTGGACGGCGGCGCACCTTCCTAACACTTTGGTTGAAGCGACAACAAACCAAAACGCGCAATACCTTGCTGAATACACAACGAACGGAAGTGGAGAGATAACGACTGAGGAAAGCGTGACCAACATCGAGATTGGCCTAGATTTCACAGTTGAGATTGAAACCATGCCTGTTGATGCCAGCATAGGCCGTCGCGGTTCTATTACGGGCGAGAAAAAACGTATTTCCCGAGTAGTTGCCAGCATTTTAGGCACACAGACATTAAACCTTGCTGGTAACGAGTTG